TTAGTTCGTGAACTTGTCCTTTGTATATTGAGTACCAATGGGATCACCAAGAGAATTTGTCGGTGTTAGTGTCCGTCCTCCTGCAGAAACAAACCTAAGTTGGAGGGAACCGTCATTGTCATCAAGACCGTCAAACGTGTCATTGATCATCATCCACACATCCTCACCACCGCTGAACGCCCCTCGCAGACCCAGCGCCTCTGGCGATCCATGCTCACCGACTCTGAATATTGCCTGCCCCACTATTGCCTTCTCGCCGCTATAAGGATATTTCTTGTCCCCCTTATCAATATTCATAATGTAGTAGTTGCCCTTGCCTACACCATATCCTTTAGCATCACAGGTTCTGGCGTCTCGCTCGCGAGTATTGAAGCACCATGTACCATCTGCATAAAGATTGCCTGCCGAAGGGATTTTCCCGATACGTTGCCAGCCTTTATTCGCATGAATTTTACTTTCCATTTAGCAACACCTCATCAACAAAGAATAGAATTCTGCCTGCAGCAAAAAAACTATAGTTCGATATTTTTTGGCGTCAAATAAACTTACGACCTATACACTTCTATATACCAGAGCTATAAAGCAACATCAGCACTATGGCGCTATTTCGAAAGTGTTAAGTTATTAAAGCAAGAGACTTGATTACCCCCAAAAGACGCGACACGCTGGAAGTAATGTCGTCTGACATCGGAAATAATGGCTTTCATCGACATCTTGCCTGCCTGAAGCGCAATGAGTCTGCGGATGTCCGCGTTGGTGATGAGGTTACTCGCTGAGCATGCATTGGTGCAGTCGTGGCGAATACGACCGCATGACCCACGCAACCTGACGTCGCAGCTTTTGGCTGAGTCCGCATCGAGGTCAATCAGTTCGCGAGGACCGGCTCTGATCATCTTGAGGAGAAAACGAGATGCCCCCCCGCAAATTCCCCACGCATGAAAAAGCCCAACCTTTTCAGATTGGGCTAAGTCATTGAATTATATGGTCGGGACGGAGTGATTCGAACACTCGACCCCTAGCACCCCATGCTGGGGACTGTATCTACCTAGGCTATTGTTTTATATGAACAATAGCCTTTTTTAGCCATAGCAAAACATCCGTTTTTTTGTGTTTATGCAAACGGAAACACGCGGTCTCCAGAGGACGTTTTGCGCAAGCTTGGCCTGATAACGACCATGACGCGAGCCGGAACATGTGCCATCCTGAATTGCCAATGCTGATACTATAAACAACGGAATGTCCGCATGAACAAGCTCGCCCTAAGTCTGGTTCTTTTCTCTCTCGCCGGATGCTCCACTCCTCCAAAACCAGCCGCTCAGAAACCTTTGATACTTTATAGATATCCGATGGGTGAAAATGCAGTTTTGCTTGCCCATACGATGGCGAGTCACGACCTAAAGGATCCTGATAGCGCAAAATTTCGTGATGCTTTTTTCGTAACCTCAGACAATAGAGGAGAATCACGAGACAAATCGAAAGACTCCTGGTGTATCGAGATAAACGGGAAAAATAGCTATGGCGCCTATGTTGGATACACTTGGGCTCTCCTCCCGGCAGGCGGCAATTCAGTCATCATGGGTAATTCTCCAACCGGCGCAGTGATTAATCAGCTATGTGCATCTGCGATTTACCCTCCAACTAGATAGTTCTTACCTCATATGTGGACGATTTTAGGTAACTAATGAGCTATGCCTATTTTGCTATGCTAATCCGAATGATAAAAATTGAGACAAGATGCTGTTGCTCCCAGCGCTGAGCTGAGAGATTCACAACCGGTGTAAACCGCTAAGGAATCTGATCTATGAACACAAATTCTGTTTATCTTGAAGCGCAGGAAAAGGCGAATGCGGCCTTCGATCGGCATTGCTCCCAATGGGAGTTGCTTGAATCAAATCCCGCGCAAACTGAGCAAGACTTAGCCGCGTGGCTTTCTGTTCGAGATGAGTTCTACGCTGCCCAGGTTGAATTCGAGCGATTGGTTCACTAGTAGTCGACTCTCTCAAGTCACCTTGCACACCACCATGTCAAGGTGACCCCGAGACACCATCAAGCAATTGATTCATAAGGAAATTATAGGGTTTTAAGGAGGATCAAAAACCAAGACATCACCCTATAAGAATCAATAACTTAGCGTTGTATATTCCTACAGTGGTAGCCCATTCCCCGGCGTCCTGCCGACCGAACACCAATCCAAAATCCTACAGCTCGTCGCCTCACCCTCGCCCACCTGTCTCGCCTCGATTACTGTATATCCAAACAGTATAGGTAATCGCAGAAGTGGAACCCCTCTATATAGAAGACACCGACGATTGGCTCGGCAACCCCGAGCCAATCGAAACCTGTCGTCACCAGCTCCGAATGTACGAGAACGAGTTCGAAGCGCTTACGCTTCATCTGGCGCGAGCTCTGGAAAACGTTCAGGGGCTTGTTCAAGTCAATGATGCGATCACGCGGGAGCTTGATTCTCTGCGCTCGCAACTGACCGTCGCCAAAGCGGAGGCGTCTGACGCCAGCCGACGCGCAAGTGAAATAGAGATTCGCAGCAATTGGACCTTGATGGCAAAGGACAAGCATATATCCGAGCTCGACACTCGACTCAAAGTTCTCAAGGGCGAAAGCCCATTCGGCAACCTACCGTCGCCTCCTCAGCGTGATAACTCCCTGACATAAGCCTGGCACGCCTGCAACGCAATCAATCCCCGGTCGCCGGTGTCGGTGATGGCGACAATTCGTTGAGCATGCGCTGGGTCAAGTCGGGCGCGTACGGCTGCATGATCCACGCCGCCGGCGCAGGAGGTGGATGGCACCCCGCAGCCTTTGGCAGCGTCGGTTGCTTCGATGAGGACTGACAGCCGCAAATCAGAAGTGGCAAGGCGATCGCGCAGGCGATCTTGGTTCTTTTGAGCATCGCTCAGTTCCTTATAGTGGGATTGCTCGCTGACTGACAGCCGCTGCGCGAGCGCCAGTCGCTTGTCCTGCTCGGCCTGCTGGGCGGTGGCAGCGGCTTGGGTCAGTTGATTGAGGGTTTCGGTGTGCTGCTGGGCCTGCTGGGCCAAATGGTTTCCGTAGCGCCAATCCTGAAACTGCCAGGCGCTCCCGAAGCCGGCGAGGACCAGCGCCAGCAACCCAACTGCTTTCCACGGCACGACCATCACGGCACATCCCGGAAGAACACATGCCCGCCCAGCTTGAGGGTCTGCTTCGCCTTCGCCGACCAAGCCGGTGCCTTGATACTGGTCGCGTAGTAGTGCGTGGCGCCGCCAGTGGGATCGGGCACCGCGTTGTCGATAACCTTGTCAGCCGCGATTCGGCATTGCGCCAGCTCTCGGAACGGGATCTTCTTCACGTCGATCAGAAACTGATAGTTCGGGTCGGTCTTGTTCCAGCAGCTGAACTGCCACGCCTTCTGGCAAACGCCGGCGTAGCCCTCACCCCACCACGAATTGGTTTTCCCATCAAACACCCGGTTGCGGATCGCCCAGGCCACGGCGATCTGGCCGGCCGCGCCTTCGCCGCGAGCTTCGCCCCAAAGCGTACGGGCAAGCACGTCCCGATCTTTATCAGTTGCAGTCATCACTTTTCTCCAGGCAATAAAAAACCGCCTCGCGGGCGGTTATCAGTCGAGGTGTTCAGCAGTCAGGCGGGACGCGCCGGGCGGTGATCCGCTGACGGGTAGTCGGGTTCGCCCGGTAACCAGGCGCGCAGGGCGATTCGGTAGTCACGCCATTGCCGCTCAGTCCCAGGTAGCGCTGCTGGATCGCCGTCATCAATGGCTTGCAGCTGCGCGGCGATGAATGGCATTTCGTTTTCACGCCAAACAGACTCGGCATCACTCGCGACCACAAGATCAATCAGCGCCTGCGGCACCTCCTGAATAAATGACTGCCCTGGCAACAGCGCATCGGGGGAAAACTCGGAATCAACAGCCATCCAGCCGGTATCCCAGATCACATAAGGCATCATCGCTCCATCCCATAACCAGTAACGTCGATAGACAACGCCCCACCCGCACTGGCCAGATAGAACATGATTCGCTGCGAGGCGTCAGTGAAGAACGTCGTGTTGTAGCGAACGCCGGCGGTCCCGGCCTGAACCGCCACGCCAGTGAAGTCAGGCGTCCCAAGGTACGAAGTAGCGTTGCCGGAGTTGTTGATATGCAACCGCACCGAGCGGCTTGTCATCGGCACCGCGGAGGCCAGAGAAACAGCCGTTGGCGTGGTTTGTGTGGCGCCCGAGACGCACCGAAACGGGGTCACAGTCGTCGTGTCCTGATAATTCAGGAAGTTGTCCGCAGTGATCCAGAAAGGAATCAGGTTTCCCGAAGCGTTGGTCAGTACCGCGCCGATGAAGCGGCGAGTTGTGTCGGTTGACTTTACCCGAGCAGTGCCGGAGTAGACCTCGCTGGGAACGGTCGTGACGATTTCAACAGACGCGTTACCGTTGTTATTCCAGAGGTACAGGTAGTACCAGGTGCTCGGCGCCAGCGCCAACCCGGACAGGGTGAGCAGCGGCGCAGAGATCACATCGTTTATGCCGGGAACATAGGCTGCACCCGGCAGAATATTCAAGGTGTTTCCTGAAACCCGAACCGGATATAGCCCATCAATGTAACCCCTGCCAGAACTCAGAACTCCCAGTGCAGTTCGGGCAGCTAGCGCTGAGGTGGCGCCGGTACCGCCCTTGGTGATCGGCGTGACAGCATCAATCCCCAGCGCTGTTCGAGCGTCGGCCTGGTTTGTTGCACCTGTCCCGCCCTTGCTAAGTGGCAGGGTCTCGTAGTTGCCCGTGGTTCCGAGTGCAGCCATCTTCGGGCCATAAGAATTTACCCAGTCCCGAACCTGATCAGCCAAACCCTTTTGGTAGCCCTGTATTGGCGCTACCGCATAACTCGCACCAGTGGTTGTTGGTCCCAGGTACGCTGGAAGGATAGAGATAACCGTATCGCTCGCGACGTTCGCAAGCTCGTACTGCCGCCCATCCGGACCAATAAAAGAATCACCGATTCTGGTATTTGCCGCGAAGGCGGTGCTTACGCCAGTCACTGTGCTTGAATTTTGGGTAACAGAAACCGTTCCCGATCTGTGCCAGGGCATGGCTGCTTCCTATAAAAGAGGTTAGGCGGCTTGTTTTGCGAAAACTGCCGGGAGGAAAAACGCGAAAGGGTTGGAGGCTGCAACCGTGATGGCGTAGAGCTTGCTGTTCGGGAAGTCCCACCAGCAGTACAGGTTCCGTGGAATCCCGCTGCCAGAGGTCATTGGCATGCCAAACGTGTTCAGCAACATGAATTCGTTTTGTGGAAAGTCGAACGGCACCGAGTAATAGATCCGGGTCAATCCTTGCGCATCAAGATCGTAGGTAACGTAGTTCCAGCTTTGAAAGGCCCGGGTGAAACTGGCATTTGGGGTTCCCGAATCGAATAGCAGTTTCCCGGCACCGTCCCACAAGCGCATCCCATATTGAGCAACAGCCTGTGCTGCAAATGCTGCGACGAAATATCGTCCATTCGGCTGCGCTGTGTTGACGTTGTAGGCCCGAACATAGAAGCCGGTCCAGTTTCCAGCCGACCCAATCAGGCGCATCTGGCATAAGCCGGCAATGCCGTTGACCGTGTCCGGCCGAACAAACACAAGCGGAGGCTCCTGTGAGGTGACCGGCCTCGCAAAATACGTCGTTGAGCCGAGCCCACCCTCCTCCGTTGGTGCAAACCTCCCCGAAGAGATCACCATCAACCGAGCGAACTCGGAATCGAGGGTGACAACGTTGTTGTTATTGGTGAACTCGACGCCGTAAGTCATCAGGTCCACCTCATTACGATCAGGCGCATTGTTCCAGACGAAACGTTGCTGGCTGCGAAGGTGCGCGTGTGGTTGTAAACCCGAGCTACACCGTCGAGCATTTCAGTCTCAAACTGCATTTGGTTGACGCTATACGTCCCGTTAGGAATCACAATGGCTGTTCCGTTGCCGGGTCCAACACCAGGGACAGAGAAGTCCTGACTGCTCTTCGGGCCGACCGGAAAAGTGACCAGCGTAGACAGCACAACTCGAATGGTGAAAGAGTTTTCGTCTAACTGGAGCGCCCCGTCGGCGCCCCAGATTCTCACGCCATAGGCACTCATGCGTTCAAATTCCCCCATTGATAACGCTTCACGCCGTTCTCGTCGAACACCTTGCCGCCGTTGTTGTTGATGGTCTGACGGGCACCGCCGCCCAGAGGACTGTTCAACTCAAAGTTGCCAGCCTTGTCGATTCGCCACCCCTGAACGCCTGCTATGTAGTTGTCCGACTGAATGAAGAAGCCGATCTTGGCGTTTCCAATCGAAGCGTCCTGGATGAACGCCGAGTTCATGAACACCTGCCCTCCTTGCACTGCGAAAGGGACAGAGATGGCACCGCCTGCAATGGTGTTGACGATAGCGAACCGGTCAGCGGCGACTAGGAATTGACTCTGCAAGCCAGCCCCGGTGTTCTCGATCCCAAGGCCAATTCCGGCGGCGACGTACTGTCCGTTCGCCGTGACCTGCATTTTCACCGACCACATGGTGGTCAGCTTCCCTGCCGTGTCCGCATAGGCGGTCGAGGTCTGCTGAATCTGCGCAGTGTTTTGTCCGACAGATACATTTAACTGATCAATCTTCGTCGCCGTCGCCGAGTTCGTGGTTGCTACCACCTGTTCCAACTCGGTGATGTTGGCCTCGTTCGCGGCAATCTTTGCGTCGAAAGTAGTGATCCGTTGCGCAGTCGCTTCATTTTCAGAAGCCCTGACCTTGCTCTCGGAAGCAATCGCTGCCGTGCTGGTCCACCCCTTCAGCGCATCTGCGAGATCCCCCTCCCCGTCGTCATCCCGCGAGGACGCACGCAACGCTTGAAACGCCGTTGCCTGTGCTGTAACCACGCCGTCGAGCTCGGTAATCTCGGCAGTGTTGGTCGCCACCTGCTGGGCAAGCCCATTGGCGGTTTCCACCGTCTGGCCAACGTCGAGCCAATAAAGAGGATTCGGCGGCGGTGTGTCGGCCGGTACCTGGCCGGTGGCCTGATAGATCCGCTTGCCCTGCACTACCAGGTCATACTCCACATAGGTAGCTTCAGGGTCGTAGCCCTTCAGTCCGTCGAGCGCGTCGATCTGTGCCTGCAATCCCGGGATCTTTTCGATCTCCGTCAACAGATCCTCGCCGAGCTCCGTCTCGGTGATCTGCCCGGCGATCATTTCCAGAATGGCCCCCGCATCAGAGCTCGATTGCCCCATTACCCCAAGGCCTACCGGGTAGAACGGTCCAATGTTGCCGGTCCGATCAACCAATCGCGCCCAGAAAAAGAACGTCACGCCAGCGCGAAGCCCCTGCAGCGCATACTCTTTTTGCGGATATGCCAGATCCGCCAGCTTCGTCGCAGCCTCCAAGCTGGTCGACGGGCCATACCAGATCTCTGTTCTCTGCGTATCTTCGGCCCCTTCAGGAAAGCCCCAACGCAGGTTTATACCGAACAGCAATGGGGTAGCGATCAGGTGGGTAACCGCCGGCGGTAGTCCAGTTTTGCCGAGCAGGTCAGTCAACACTGAGTTGGTCGGAATGGATGAGACGCTCATCGCGCTCACTGCGCGCACCCGAGCCAGATACTGACCCGAATAAATACCGCGAACGTCTACCGCCAGTTCGCCCGTGCGAGGAACCTTGATCCACTCTCGGGCGCCCCACCGCCATTCAACGTCATACCCGACGGCGCCAGGCGCGGCATCCCAGGCGATGGTCATATTGGTAACGGCAATGCCCTGCTCGATCACGACGTGCTGACTAAGCAACACTCGCGCCGGGGCCTCCTGCGTCCCAATCGGGATGCCACTGATTGGCCGCGTATCCACCACTGCGCCGAAATCAATAGCATCAAACTTGCTGGGCTCGTGCTGAATCACCTCGAGCTGGAACTGATGCCACTCCGGTCGCGTGACGTTGCGCACATAAAATTGCATAACTTTGAGGTCGTCGAAGTCGATCACCCAGCCGCATTCCGCCTCGGGCACTTCGCTGTAGTCGGCCATGACGGTGACGGCGCGCCCGGCAAACGACTTGATGACGCGGCCTTCCGACTTTCCGCTCGGGAGGTTCAGCATCAGCCGGGCACCGGTGGGGATCGTCACGTCACGATCAAGCGTAATCACGCGACCATTCACTGACGAGATACGACCGCCGTTCGCTCGGCCAGCCAACATAGGGTCGCCGACAGCAATTACTTGGCCAGGCTTAGGGATTTGACCGTCCAACCCGACACGGAAAGTCCCGCCCCGGGTTTGCAACTGCTCTGTCAGTAACGCCCACTGTCCTGCGCGCTGCGCTTGTCCGAGAGAGGTGCAACCGAATGCGTCCACGGCGAGCTCGCGCACAGACCCTAGCTCGCTGAGGGCCTCGTCGTCGAACACTGGTTCCTTGTCCGTCTCGAAGCCTTGCGCGGGGTTATCCCACGACACCATTGCGTTGGTGTGGCGATCACGCCAGCGGGTGCCATCGTATTGAATAGCGCCATTGTTGAGGATTTGTGCTGGGCTGTAGCTGAAAGCAGGATCGCCCGGCATATCGGCGTTTACGACAATCTGGCTGCCGTCCCAGTAGGCCAACCCATGAAAAATCGAGGCTAGATCCTGAAGCACGGCATAGGCTTCGGCCTGCTTCTGGAAATACAGATTGCAGGTGAAGCGCGGCTCTTGACCTCCTTTACCGTCCGGCACCATCTGGTCACAGTATTGCGCGATACGGTACAGCGACCAACGATCCACCATTGTCGCGTCGATACGCTCGCCCAGCCCGTAATAGGGATGCAGCACCAGATCATAAAAGACCCAAGCTGGATTGTTTGTATAGGCCTCTTTGAACGTGCCGTCCCAAACTCCATTGCTTGTACCGGTCCCGCCGGTGGCGTACGTCCGCGTTTCGGGGTTGTAGTTGGTCGGTACCCGCACAATACGCCCGCGCATCAGCACGGCAATCTTGGCGATATCGCCACCGAATTGTTGGGCGTCGTACTCGATGCAGCCAACCGAAGTGAGTGGGTATTCCTGGTCGCTGTCGACAACCTCGGCGACCGCTTCGACAACCATGCCGTCCTGTACCAACGAGCTATTCGCCTCAGGTGTGAGGCGCCGCGCACGGATTGTCCACCGGCCGCCATCCGGCAATTCGATGCGGTGTGACCGCTCGTATTTGGTGATGTTTTTCCGATCGACAAACGAGGTCAGGACTTGGACATAAGGGCCGTTGTCGGTGGATATGTCCACGGCATACTCAATTCGCACGCCGTTGATATTGCCGTTGGAGTCTTGGCTTTGCAGCTGCGGCCAACTGAAGCGAACGCGTATGGCGTCAATCATTGCGTTGTTGATGCTATGCAACCAAGGCGCTGTGGTCAGCAGCTCCTGGCCAACGGCGATTTCGTTGCTCGACTCGGATACGCCCTCAAGGCGAGCCTGGTTGAGCTCGCCCGAGCGGAACTGCCATTTCACTCCAGGGAAGTTGACGGTGCCGTCCTGCGCCTGAATCGGCGTGCCATCGAGACGCACGGACTGCAAGCCATTCACCGGTCCGACGATCGGCCCCCAACTCCAGAGATAAACAATGCGAGCAGTGGCGATTGAAGGGACGCTGTTGGAAGCGATGCTCGGCTGCTTCTGCTTGGCTTGGCCACCCTTGGCGCCCATCACCGCCTGGCTTCTTTTCGCTACTGCACCCATTCCGGGATCTCCATAAATGCAAAAACCCGCCGAAGCGGGTTGTGGATGTTACCGAGGGATCAGATGTTGTCTTGCGTGTAGATGCCGCCTGATTCGACGGCACCGCCGATCTCACGCTCCCCATAAAGCAGCGGGTAGGGATTGCCCTGCGCGATGGTAGTGATGGCGCTGCCGAAGCCGTAGCTCGGGTTGTTGCCGTCCTCGTTCTTGTCGCTGGTGTTTGCTTTGGTCGTCGGAGACAGCATCTGCACCACGCCGCCCACGCCAACCGCCGCACCAGCAGCGAGCAATCCCATGCCCAGCGTGGAGGTCGTGCCGCCGGTGAACAAGCCGGCGACAACCAGCGCCACGCCGAGCAGGGTTTGGAACATACCGGCCTGCTTGCTTCCTTGAATAATCGGCATGATGCGGATCACGCTTTGCGCCGCCGGCTTGAGGTCTAGCTCCTGTTCGCCAACATTCCGCTCGTCGATGAACACCGCAAACACAAGGCCGCGCTCTTCGGCGCTGCGCAGGAACTGTTCGAAGCCGGGCTTCATGTTGCACAACGCGCTCATCGCATCACGAAAGCCGTACAGGTCGAGCAGGTACTCACGACCAAACCGCTTGCCGAGCACGCCGCCCAGCTTGATTGTGGTCATTGTCATGTCTTGTAGTCCTTGTGCCTCAAAATCAATTTCACGCGGCTCGCCTGTGACCAGCCAAAGATTTCCCGGCATGCCAGACGCCCAGCCATGTGGTGGTAAATGAACGGACCTGCTCCGCCGAGAGTTGGTGCTGGCTCACTGACAAGCGCGGGTTCGTCACCCAAGTAGATCGCGGCGTGATTAGGGTGGAAGCATGGCCGGCCGAGTGTCGGCACCTGCAAAACCAGCATGTCACCGCGCTGCGCGCTCTCCACTTGGTAGAAGCCGGTGTCCTTGAAGTTGTCTTCGTAGAGGCTGGGGCCGTTTTCTTCCTCCCACCATAGGTCGTGGCGTTCGAAGTTTGGCAGCACCAAGCCGGCCTCGCGAGCGTACCAATCACGACACGCAGCCCAACAGTCGAGCAACCCATGGGAGAAGTCGCGGGCAAGCAACGGCGCCTTAAAGCCGACCGGCTTAAACCATTCGAATTCACCGCCGGGCCAACCCACGATGCCCCACGGTATTTCATGCAATTCACAGCTCACGCGATCAGCCATACTCGGCGCCGGCGCTTTGTCCGGGTGACTGTGAATGATCGCCAGCACCTCGCCGAGATCCTCGGCAGCGGCCAGATCATGCTCATCGATCTGAAAGTTCTCTCGGTCGGTCTTTGCCTTGTTGCGACACGGTACATAAACCCGGCCGTCGAGCGTACCGACCAACACACCGCACGCCTCAGCTGGATAGTCGCGCTCCGCATGAGCTCGGATCTCTGCCTGCAACTTCTGATTGATCCGCATAGCTACCTCGATGATGCGATCAGGCTCGCGCCCATAGATCCGCCAAAGCGGCGGGTATTGCCACGGAGCTTGCAACTGCTCCACCAGCCGCCGCAGCGATCGAGCGCCGGGTTGTCGGTCGGTTCGTTCTTTTTCGTAAACATTGCAGTACCCATGTAGGCGCACGCCTCGCCCCGGTAGCCGCCGCGACAAGCCCAGCGACAGAGCTTGGTGATCTGCTGGGAGGGCAACATCTGACCTTCCATGTCTGTGGGTGCCGAGAGCTCGAAGGTCAGCGACTCGAATGTCTCGCTGGTCTTTTGTTCGATGTACCAGAGATTCAGCTTGCTCTGGTTGCTGGCAGTGAGGTTGCCGTCAGGGAAGTTCGCTGCATCCAGAAAGTGTCGGAACGTCTCAATGACCCTGACCTTTGCGCCCGCCAAATCGCGGAACTGCAAGCACAGCGCGGTGAGTGCGCCACGAACGCCGCCCAACTCGTTCGCCACCTGTAGTGTTGGAGATGCAGGCCGGCCATCACCACGAATATCGAATCCCTTGGCCGTGATCTGCATGGGTGAATAAAGCTGTCCCTGCCAGATAATGTCCCCCTCTTGGGCGTGACCATGGAAGCGCCAGAGGTTTGCGCCCAAGCGCGTGGCGTCGAGTTCGAACAGACGAATTTGATTGCCCGGCTCCAGCTTTTGAATATCAGCGTTGTAATTCATAAGGCTCCAGAAACAACAAACCCCGCACTTGGCGGGGCTCATCAACTCGGTAGGTCAGGGGGTGTAAACCTGCTTGAAGACAAAGGTCAGCGTGAACAAACCGTTTCCCAGCGGGCGAGGCTTGTACCCGTTGCATTTGTAACGCCCCTGAACGCCTCCCGGCGGCGTCCACAAAAACGACTTGTACCCTTCGTGGCGATCGAGGAACGCCCAGACCAAGGGCAGCTCGTCACCCTCTTCCATCGCCCCGGTGTGTGTCAGGTTCCAGGCCTGACTTTTGGTATTGATACCGATGCCACCCGACTGGATGTAACCGTCACCAAACTCGTTTTCCCAGGTCCGCTGCGAAACGTCGCCATCAGCACCCAACTGCACGTCATAAATGAATACTTCGGCCATCAGGTACGCCTCCAGAGCCGTCCGCCTTGACGCATTTCCCGGTCAAGGAACTGACCGAAGCTGGATTCAAGACCGGCACTGATCGATTCACCCTGCATTTGCGCCTGTTGATCCGTCATGCCGGGCTGGGCCTGCACACTGACTGGAGCGTTAAATACGATCTGTGTAGTGTTGTCTGGTGCCGACTGGGCGTAAGAGCCAACCATTGCCGCTCGCCCGTTACCCGCTGACTCCAAGCTACCTTCACCGATCTGTGCTCGCGGTTGAGAGCTGCTCAGCTTGTTGTCGATCCCTGACAGCATTGCATCGAGTTTGGCGCTGGTCTGAGCAGTCGTTACTCGCTCACCCTTTTGCAAAAACCAACTGCCGTCCTCTGGCACCGAGTCGATACCATCGTGCGCCATGCCCGCCAGTGCGGTCATGCCAACAGCCGAGGCCAGAGGGCCGGTAACAGCCAGCGCCGTAGCCATTGCCGCCGGCGCCGCTGCCGGGCCGATGATAGGAATAGCCGCGGTCGAAGCGAAGGCGTTGAGACCCGCTGTCAGAGACATGGCTTGCGCGTTGGCACCGAGGGTACCGGCAGCGCTTGCCTGAGTAGACTTGCCTACCAGCAATTGCACACCCTGGTAAATCAGCCACTGGGCGGCCATATCACCCAGCGCCTTCAGCATCGACTTGGCGAAGTTGCCGACCATATCACCCAGTGCATCACCAGCATCTTCGGCGCCGCTGGCCACATCCGAGAAGAATGTGCCCAGTCCGCTGGTGCCCTCGCTCAGCGCAGTGTTGGTGATGTCAGCAGCCTGCGCAGAATAGTCGCGGGCAGCGTCTGCGTAGTTGGCCCAGACCTCATTGACGCCATTCATCCAGTTGGCTTGCTGCTCATCGGTCGCGGCGTAGAAGTTCTCCTGCGCCAGCAGTCGCTTATTCAGCTCATCCTGTAATACCTGGGTCTCTTTGGCGTAAAGCTCCGGCGTGATCTGGTCGGTGTTCCGCTGCTCGTTGAGAGCTGCGACATCGGCGGCGTACTTCTGGCGCATAGTCAGGTCAGCGCGCATCCGATCGCGGGCCTTATCACCCATCCCGACGCCAGCGAGCTCCTGGTCGAAGCCGTCCTTCGTGGTTTGCGTAGTTAGCGCCTGGGCGTTCTTAAAAGCCGTCAGCTTCAGGTCGTCCTCGTTCGCCTTCTTCAGCTTGTTCAGCGCATCCAGCTCAGCGGCCATACCCATCAGCCGTTTCTTTTGCGCCTCACTAAGCTTCCCAAGCTTCCCTTCTTGAAGCTCGAACGACAGCTTCTGAACCTCGGTGGCGTCCTTCTGCTTGTCACCGGTGGTATTGATCAGTTCGATCTGGCGCTTGTAGCCTTCCTCGGCAGTATCAAACGACTTGAGCTGTTGCTTGGCGGCAGATTGGGACTCACTGGTGTTCTTGCGAAGCGCCTTGGTAGCGGCGTCATCTTTCGTTTTTTGTGAGTCTTTCGCCGCTGCCGCCGAGCGAATCGCAACCACCATACCATCGGTGAGGTCAGTGTTCTCCGCGATGAAACGGTTTGCTGCCTCAAGGCTGGTTTTATCTTGCGCTGCGCCGAGCTGCTTCTGCAGTTGCTCTAGATACTTCTGCCCAACCTGCGCAGCCGCCGCCTTCGCTGCGTTGTTCTCGCCTTGGGCGCGGGTGTTCGAATCGGTTTCGCCGGTAAGCAGTGCAAGGGTTTCGCGCTGCTTACCGAGAACATCCGTCAACCCTGAAACTTTGATCTGGCCGCTTTCAATGGCCTGGGCCATTTCTTCGGTTACGCCCGGGATCAGGCGGAGCTGGTCCGCCAACGCCTTCCAATCGACTGCCTGACCTTTTGAGGCATCGGCCACCACTTTATTCATCAGGTCCATTGCCGACTGCAACTCTGTCGACAGTGGAGCGATGCCAGCCATGAAGCCAGACGACCCGGCCAGTCCAGCATTTGTCATGCTGCTTTGAAATTCGAAAGCTATGGTGCCAGCAGCACCAGAAAGCTTTTCTTCAGTGTCTGCGATAGAGGCCCTGAGCTCTCTCAGAGTGACGGACTGTGTTGCGCGATTGAGCTTGTTGAACTTTTCCGCAAGTTTATCCAGCGGATCGCTGAGGTCGCCGAGCTTCTCTTCGAGAACGCTAGTGTTGTCGTGCAGCGTTAGGAAAGCGGTAGCCGCACCGATTGCCAGTGCTGCAACGCCCACGGGGCCGCCGAGCATTCCAACCAAGCCAACGCCCGCACGACTCACGCCGACCTGAGCAGCTGCAACAGCATTGGTGGCGCGGGTTTCCGCAAGCCGGGCCTCAGCAAGCTGGAGCGACATCTGCGTCTGCACCGCGGTGCCGCGCGCGGCGATTGCTTCTTTCTCGGCTAGGAACACTGACGTCTGGGCTTTCTGCTGCTCAGCCTGCGCCACGAGCAATACCGCGGTGGCCTGGGCCTTTCTCGCGGCGACATCCTTGAATGCCGAGTAGGTTGCGGTTGCTGCCGATGTTGCCGCAAGGGCGCCGTACCGTGCAAGCGCAGCGGTCGCTGCCATAATCGCAACGTCGGCAATCGTCTCGAAATTATCACCGACCAAGCTGATGGCTTTGCCGAGCGTGCCAGTGAAATCTATGGCTTCGTTCAGGCGACCAACATAGACGCCGAATGAGTTGGACAGGTTTTGCACTGCGTCCCGTACCGCTACGCTCATGCTATCAGCCAACTCACCATTCGCCTTTGATGCCTTTTGAAGGCCCGATGTCAGGATGTCCAGACCGAGTTTGCCCTGCGCGCCGAGGCTTCGAATCTCCTCAGCGCTTTTACCCGTGGATTTTGCAAGGGTGTCAACGACCGTTGGCATAGCCGCGAGGATAGATTGCCAGCCGTCAGCCTCAACCTTGCCGGTCTGGAGTGCCTTTGAATAGGCATCAATAGCAGAACTGGCTTTGTCCGCAGACGCCGAGTTCGTCACCAGAAGGAAGCTGAAGCTGTCCATCACGTCCAGCGCTTGGCTGGTGTTGTAACCCATGGACTTGAGGCTATCCGAAGTTCGGATGTAGAGCTCTTGTGCTTCCGCCAATGGACGGTAGGTTCGCTTCGCGGTGTCGAGCAGGCGCTGCTGCACCAGGTCGTACTCACCCAAACTTACCGTAGCCATGCCGATCCGGTCAGACATTTGCCCGTAGGAGTCGGCGGTCTCAATAATCTTGCCAATACCAGAGGCGCCAATCGCTGCCGCCAAGGCACTCTTCATCAGGCCAGAGGCATGCTGGGCGCGCTCGCCAACTCGGTCAAATGCGGAATCTACGCGACCAAGGCTTTTATCAATCTTCCCGGATGCCTGGGCAACACTAGAGTCGGCTCGCGCCATTTCTTGACGCAGCTGGGCCGTAGTCGCCTCGATGCGGACGAGCATCCCATTTACGTCGGTATCGGCCATGCTTTTCTCCAGGCAATAAAAAACCCACCGAAGTGGGTTTTCTTGATGAATTAATTAAATCAGATTGTCTCGATACTCATTTTTGCTTCTTCGTCGTAAACCTGGCCAGTTCTGATATTTACGACCTTAATCCAAAAAACTTTTGTTTTGAAAAAGTAGCTATCAATCTCCGACTCATGCGGACTACTGATAGTTGGCGCGTGATAGTTCTTGGCGGTCTGCACAAAGTCCGGTACCGGCATCACGGTAAAATTGACTCGAATATTGTCCCGCTCGCTCTCCATTTCTTTTGCAGATATTTTCAACTTCCCTGAAACTTTGTAGAAAAATACGGTTCCAGGAGCTTTGGGGACAGGGTTGAAAACTAGAAAATATCGGTCAATTTTCTGCTTCTCGATCAGCGCCGTCGCCCCGAAAGAGTTCTGTCCAGAATAGGTACCTCTAGAGTAGGTGTCCTCTCCCAGATCGAACGACGGATAGTCTGTATTGGCCGCCTTCAATGCATCCAGTCCACTCTTAAATCCCCTCGCCTGAGCGTCATGCATTGAGACACGTAACGAGAACTCACCGGTAACCCTATCAAACTTGATCGATGATGGAAGAACGACCCCGTTTACGGAAAAGTTTCCAAACGAAGCCATTCTGCTAGCGAACGCAGCGTCGGTCTCATACTCCCCTCTCGGCCCACCGAGCCTTTTTATTTCCCCTAAGAGGTCCTTGGCGGAAGCAAAGCTCTTGGCTTGAACGTTTTTTCCAGCAGGGTCGAACTTTATGAATACCTCTTTTTGAGCAGGCGCAACCTGGGCGCTGCCCGCAGAAGGCCGCACAGCAGGCTGAGGACCTGAGCACCCGTACAACACTGCCAATGCAGCAATCAAAATAGAAACACGCATCAATTCACTCCCTGTATTTCCAGGGAATTTACCACTGCCTGATCTCAAAAAGCACTTATTGCTACTCCCGTACTACTGAGCCTGCCGCGCTGTAAGCGCCTGCCGCAGCTTATCGGCCACTGTCGAAGCCGATGGCTTATCAGCCTTGGCCTTCGCCTTTCCACCGCCGAAGGGATTCGTCATCTGCGCCCATTCGATCTTGGCGTCCATGGCCAGGAACAGCTCAGGGATCGGTGTGGCCCAGGCCAGTTCGGGCGACCAGCCCAGCCAGCCGGTAGCTACCGCGTACAGCCGGTCAACGTAGCTGCCGTTCTCGACAGCACTTACGCCGCCGCCGGCTTTTCCTTTCCCGCGTCGGGACCTTTCGGGTTATACAGCGCCACCAGGTAGGCGTTGAGCTGAACGGATACCTCTAGCACGCCAGCCTGCCAAACCTGCTCGGCGATAGCCTCGGTTGCCTTGCCTTTCAACCCAGCACCACCAGCGATGATCACCGCGCAACCGTCGATGCTCAGGGCGTTGATTGCCTGGGAGGCGCCGCGCAACCCGCCGAAGTGAGCCTCAATCGCCCGCACTGCGCCCAGCGTTGGCAAGAGCGTGTACGTCTCGTCATCGAGTTTGATATCGACGGTACCGTGAAGAGTCTTGCTCATGTTTCAAATCCTTGGATGTCGGGGCCGAAGCCCCGCAGGTTAGGCAGCCGCAGCCGGGAGGATTTCCAGAATGTCGGAGTTGATGCCGACGGTGACGTTGCGGCGAACCACGTTGTCAGCAGCGCCGGGGGCGACGGTGTTGTTCATGACCTTGCCGCGCAGGTAGAACGTGGTCGGCAGCAGCGCCGGAGTGGCATCAGGATCGCCATCGTTCAGGGTGATCTTGATGTTGTAATCGCCCTTGCGGCGATCCTTGTGGGCCACCTTCAACTTGGCCTGTCCCAGATCGCCATTGTCGAGGCCGACAGTCAGGGTCAAGTCACCCGCATCAGCGGTGCCTTTGTACTTGCGCACTCGGCCATCGCGCAGCGACGTGAAGGTCACAGAGCTGAACGTGTCGCCGAATTCGCCCAGGTCTTCCACTTCGCCGATATCGACGTAAGTGTCTGCCTTGTAGAGCGCTTCGGTGTCCGCGCCGTTCTTGCTACCGATACCGATCCGGCAGCCGGCGGCTGTGTTGAGGTTGTCTTCGGCCATGGGGGTTCCTCCAAAGGCACATTGGATAAAGCCGCGGTGCGGCCGGGTGTTGGGTTTAGTGGGTGGTGATAACGCGGACCGTGATCGATCCCTGATACGTGACGCCGTCAGCATCGCGCTGGGCGTCGGCCTGCTCGACCCTGACTGAAACTGCGCGGCCGGTAGACAACGGAAGTTTGCGCTCGTCCAGAGCGGCAACAATCTCGCCGAGGATGCGCTTGACCTCTGCCTGCCCGTGAGCATCCGACCACACCGACAGGTAGATCAGGCGCTGTTCGCGCTTTCTGCCGGCAATGGGCGATATGTTGTTGGATATCTCCCGGTCGAACGAGACATACGGCATCGGCGAATCCATCGGCGCGCCGTCGAAAACTGGACAGGACACCTCGGCTTCCAGCCGAGCAAACATCGCTTCCTGCAATGCAACAGATGGATCAGCCATCAGTGAGGCCCTCGCTCGCTTTGCGCAGTGTTCGGGCAACCGCGGCACGAATGTTCGCCAAGACGAACTCCCGATTTACGTCCTTTGCAGGTCGAAGCCATGGATGCGCCGGGCGGGCCGGAATGTCCGGGTACTTGCCGTAAAAGGTTGAGCCGTCTGATTTGTTCTTCGTGTCCCGGGCCCGCAACGCATTGCGCCGCCCGGACAGCTTCGACTTGTCCCGGTTGTTGGTGTGCTGGCCGCCCACCGCGTTACTGTCGGCCCGGCGGTAAAGGGTGCCGCTGTAGCCCTTGGTGCCGTATTCGAGGAATCGGAGGTAGAAGAAACGCTGAGTGTCCCGCTTGCCCCGGATACCGATTTCGGCGTTGAGGCCGCTCTTCGACACAAACACTTTCAGCGCCGCCGACGCGGCTCCCGTGTCCTTGGGAATCAGTTGCCTCATCGTGGCCAGGATCTTCTCAGCGCTTTCCTTCATCACCCCGACCAGCTCGTTGTCCATGGTCGCGTGGATGTTGCGCAATGTCCGGCGCAACTTGAAATCCCCTGACATGCGTGAGCGGCGGGCCACGGCCTATTCCTTTGCCTTGGCTGGCTTTTCGGCGGCGGCTTCAGTTACCGGCTCCACCAGCCCGCGCTGCACAAGGTCAGCACCGACCTTTGCCTCAACCGTGAATTCCTCGCCCTTCTCCCGGTCGCCGGTGGCGCCAGACAAAGCGCCCAATGCGATAACTCTCATGATTCACCTCTATGGATTCGGTACGTTCGAACACAGCAGCCGAAGCATGGTGTTCTCGTTATCGATCAGCGCAGCGCCGATCAGGTAGGTGGTGGTGATTCCCTTCACCGTGTGCACAAGGCGGTTACCGGCGACGGCATCAGCCCGGGGGCGGATACGGATCTCGGCGCTGACCACAACTTTCAGTTGCTCAGCCACCGGCGATACCCGCCCACTCGGCAGCGTGATCTCTGCCCAAAGCTTTACGATCTCGGACCAGGTGGTATCGAAACCGCCGGATTTGTTTTTGATCAGCACCGGCTTGAACATCGCGCACCGGTGGCGCATCGGGCCGGCTCTCACAGATTCACCCAGCGGTGAGGCTTCCAAAGTGCATTGGTCGCCATTGGCAGCTCCGCAGTGATCGTACCAATCACTACGGTTTCGCGACTGCTGTACCAGTGACCGATCAGCAACAGAGCGCCCTGCTTAATTCCCTTGGTCATCAAGAGCGCATTTCCAACTGGATCAGGCAAAGCCGCCTCCGGATCGACAAGCGTGCGATTGGTCCAGGTCTCAAACGCGCTGAGGGCGGCATCCCTGTAGCCCTCAATCAGCGCATCCTCATCGTCATGGTCGACCCGCAAGTGAGCCTTGACGATGGGTAGATCAATCACCCTTCGGCACCAGAGCCTGAAGCGTTTCTTTGTTGGCAGCCGGATCGAACTCGATCCCCTTTCCGGTGAGCCAGGCCTTCAGATCGGCAACCTTCATCTTGAGCGGATCGGTTTCCTTCTGCGCCTCGATTGCTGCGTCGATTTCTTCCTGCGAGCTGCGCGACGCATAGCCCTCGGGAGGGTAATTAGTAGCCTGATAGCCAGCAGCAACGAACTCAGCAATGGTCGGGGCATCCAGCTTCAGGCCATTGGCGTCAAGTTGATTGAGATAAGACGCCACGCCCAGGTGCTCGACCGCCACCAGCGCGCAACGCTCCGAGACATCCTGCTCGCCGACAGTAACCTCGACTACATGGTTGCCATCCGCAGAGAATGGGAAAGGTTTTTTCACAATAATGATCGGCATAAATACTCCAGGAGGCTTGGCGCCCGAAGGCGCCCGCCCAGTCAGGCAGCAGCGCTGAGGGTGAGGATCTTCACGGCCTGGGAGTCAACCAGCATGCCGCCGACGCGCTTGGTGGTGTAGAAGCCAACGAACGGCTTGTTGGTGTACGGGTCACGCAGCACGCGGGTACCGATGCGATCCACCACGGTGTAGGCGCGCTTGAAGTCGCCGAATGCGATGGCGTTGGCGTCAGCCGCAACATCTGGCATGTCTTCGTTTTCGGTGATGCCGTAACCCAGCAGGACCGAAGGCGCGCCAGCTTCCAAGCCTGGGCGCCACAGGTAGTTGCCCTCGCTATCCTTCAGCTTGCGGACGTAGGCAACGGTCAGGTTGCCCATCATCCAGGTGCCGTTGGCGCGATAGCCCGCCTTGAGTGCGTGAATCAGGTTGATCAGACTGTCGCCAGTGATCGCCCCGGCAGTGCCAGAAACGAGCTTTTGCAGAACGCCGAACGCTCGGTCGTCGTCACTCTTCAGGTCGAGGCCGTAAGCCAGCAGACCTTTTGGCTTGTTGACGCCATCACCTTTCAGGAAAGCGTTGCCTTCCTTCTCGGCGAAGTCGCGGGCGACCTCACCATTCAACCAACCTTCAGCATCGAAGAAGATGTCGTCAAGGCTGGTCTGAGTGGCTTGTGGGTTGGCGTACAGCTCACCCATAAACGCAGAGATGTTGCCGAGCTTTGGAGTGTTGGTTTCCGGACGAGGATCGGTTTCACCCACCCAGCCCGCGCCATTACCGCCGAGATTCACCAGACGCTTGTAGTCCGGACTGCCAACGGTGATCTGGTTGCAGACCTGACGCATAGGCGAGGTGTCGCGCAGCAGTTCGATGATGCTGCGGTCAAGCTCTTCGGGAACGGCGAAGCCGCCATCTGCATCAACGCCGACCTGCAACGCTTTGGCCTGAAGCTCACCCAGTCCTGTTTCGATACCCTTGCGCACGAACTGCATAAAGGCAGTCTTGTGCTCGCTGGCAGCCTTGGTGCCGGTGCCGTCTGGACGCTTAAGGGCAAGCAGTTCTTTTTCGAGATCGCCCTTCAGCGCATCCAATTCGCTCAGCTTTTCGTTGAGCGTATCGACCTGGCCGGACAGCTTGCCCTTTTCGGCCTCCAGACCATCAATGCGTTTGTCGTTCTTTTCTTTGAACTCGTCAAACTTCTTGCCGATAGCTTCCGCAACGTCTTGTACATCTTTAATTTCAACAGCCATGAGAGGCTCCTTACATTCGTTCAATCAGGGATTTAAGGGATTGCAATGCTTCGTCGGCACCCGCCTCTCGCGGTGAAACTGCGCCGTAGCCCTTGGCCATAAAGGCCTTGGCTTGGGAGCCAGAAAACCCAACCTCTCGAAGGGCTCGCTCCACTTTGCTGGGCGGAGGTGTTTCACCTCGCGCCAGCAGAGATTTCACATCAGTGATCCGGGCTTCATCATTGGCCGGGAAGGTGACCGGGGAAACTTCCCAGAGGTCTATTGCCTTCAGCAGCCAAATGCCCTTCTCCTTGTCATAGTCGTAACCGCCGTCCTCGAGCATGTAGCCGATGGACAACCCAGTAAGGCTTCCTGCTTTCATGTGCCCGTGTGCGCGTTTGGCCAACGGATCAGCATCAACAAGCAGCCGCCCTTTGACATACAGGCCGACGTCGTCTTCGCGCATCTCGGTATAGATACCGATAGGCTCGCTCATGTTGTGCTGCCAGAGCATTGCCGGTAGGCGTCCTTTTTCCTTCCATCTGGCCAGGCTTGCGGCGAATGCTCCGCGCACAACAACATCGCTGTAACTGTCCACGACGCCGAACACGGACCCGTAGCCTTCGAACTCGCCGCTGTCGCTGACCGATTTAATGGTCAGCGGCACGTCAAGACGCTGTTTTGTCTGCATCGTCGGCAGCCTCTGGTTTTGTGGTCATGTTCATCGGGGTGAGGTAGATGTCGCCGCCTTCACGGGGGTTTTCATCCTCCAGCTCACGGCAGTCGTTGGGGCTCAAAATCCCCCACTGAATGCCCTTGCCGTAGGATTCGTACCGCCCTTTAAGGTCGCCTCGCATCAGGGCGCCGGCGTTGAATTTGGCGTAGTGAGTAAGGCGGTCTTTTTCGTTGAGCAGGCCCACCTGAATGCGGTGCTCGATGCGGGTCATGATCGGAACCAACGAGTAGTTCACAAAGCTCATGCCCATGTGCTCGATGTTGTTGAGCGTCATCTTTTCCATGCTTGCCACCAGGTGCGGCGGCACACGGAACAGACCGCAAATCTGGGACTCGGTCAGTTTTTTGGATTCGATGAATTGAGTGTCCTGGGCGTTGAGACTGATCGGTTTCCAGTCCAGACCCATCTCCAAGATCATGGGTTTATAGGCGTTGGCCACACCCATGTGCTCGCCTTGAAATTCCGTCTTGAGCCGCCCGAAAGCTTCATCGGTAAGCTGCTGCTCAGTTCGCAGAACGCCGCTTGTTACAGCGCCGTTCGTGAAGAGCTTGGCCGCATGAGCATCCATTGCCTGCCCCAAGCCGAGCGCCTGCCGTGCATATGCAATCGGGTTCAACCCATTGAGGCCATCCAGCGTGAATAGGCGAACATGCCAAATCTCGTCTTGAGTTAGCGTTTGAACGCCAGATTTAAAGTTGACCTTGTATTCAACAGTCCAGTCGTCTTTGAGTTTCGGAGTGACGATGTCCGGATTGAGCGGAAGTAGTTCGACCACACTGCCCAGCGCCTTCACTTTGTAGGCGTAGAAGTTGCCGCGAAGACACAGGCATGCCACCAACATTTCCCAGAACTCTTGGGCGGTCATGTAGCTGTTGGGGGCCATCGTAATCAGCGGATAAAGTCGGTGCCCAGTTGCGGGTAACCTGACTCGGCCGGTCTGCTTCAAGAGTCTGCAAGGCAGCATCCCCATCGACTCGGCCAGTACCCGCACGCAGTTGAATACAACCAATTGCTGCATGGCGCTGGTGGTGGTAACACGCTGGCCCGCGTTGCTTTCATAACCCGCGCCCAATGCCTGGGCCAGCTTTTCCGGCGTATCAATGACCTGGGTGCCACTTTTCCGTCCAAGCATTGCGCGAAGCATTAGCGGCCACCTCGCAAAATAGAGACGACGGACAATGTGATCAGCAGCGCCCCACAGACGGTCAGAGCCAGCGGCTCGCCCATCCACGCCCAAAGACCGCGAGTCAGCAACACCAGGCCAAGTACGCCGACAAGATCAGGCAAAGCCTCTTTCAGCGCCTCCAGCTTTGGCGCCTTGATTTCATCGGTCATAGGGTTCGAATTCCGTGTTTTGTAATGTGGTCAGAAAGGCTTTCGGCGACCTTCTCTGTAGCGTTCGCTGCTCCCACGGCCATTGCCATAGCGACAGCCCCGTCAATCCGACCGGTCTTTTTGCGCTTAGAGAAGATTCTATTTTCCTGAGCGTCGGCCTCCATCACAGCGGAAGCGACGTTCCAAGTCAGGCATGGGTTGGCCAGCACCTGGATCTGGCCGGTGAGGATCAAGTCCTCCACCAGGTCAATGGAGTGAGTCATCCAGAGGTTCGACTCCCGCGCCGGACGAAAGCCTTGTCCGTGTGGAACCAGATTCAGCTCAATGCCTTGGGCCTCAAGCTCTACTTCCAGGTAGGTCATGTGGTACGGGTCAAAAGCCAGAGCTTTTATCTCGAACTTTGCTGCGAGTTCGCCCAGCCGCTTGGCGACGAAGGCATAGTTGATTGCCTTCCCCGGCGGTGCGTGGATGTGTCCATCCTCAAGCCAGATGTCATACGGCACGCCGTCAATCGCGGCGCGATCAAGCAGTGTGTCCTTGGGCGTCCAAAACTCCGCAATTGATTTCCCCTGTTCCGGGAAGTACAGATTCAGCGCCGTCAGGTCACGCTTGCCGGAAAGGTCGAGCCCCCCATAGCAGGCCTGGCCGGCTAGCTTCTCGGGATCGAACTTCGCGCAGCACGACAGCCAGGTATCGATATCGACCCAAGGATTCGCCGCGTCCACCCACTGACAGAAGTTCAGGCGACGAACTGTGCTCGCCTTGGCGGGCATGCCCTTCGCGTCCGTCACCTGCTCGCGTAGATACTTCGGCTGGAACGTGTGGCCCAGCGAGGGGTTCGCCTTGCCCCAGCATTTCTCATCCTTGAACGGGTCATCCCCCTTATCCAGGGAACAGATGAACGAGAAGAAACCGTCGTTGAAGTGGCGGTGCCGCTTTGTCACGCCTTTGGCGCCGGCCTCGCAGACGTTCACACCGAGCTGGTGGTAGCTGTAGCAGACCGAATTACGGTCGTGGCCACTGTTGGTGATCATCAGGATCAGCGCTTGGCGCCGACCCTTGGTGCCAGCCCGCATGAACTCTACGGTCTTGTTGTTCTTGTGTTCGTGAACTTCGTCGATCAGTGCGCAGTGAGGACGCGGGCCCGACTGCCCATCGTCGGAACTGATCGGGCGGAAGAACGAACCGGTTGCCAGGTAAGCCAGGTTCCAGACCTTCTCATCGCGGCCGGACTTCTTGATTTTCTTCATCAGCGACGGCGACTGATCAACCATCGCCACCGCATCGCGGAACAGGATCATTGCCTGGTCGCGCTTTGTCGCCGCGGCATACACTTCGGCTCGCGGCTCATTGTCAGAGGTCAGGCAATACAGACCGATGCCAGCAGCCAGCGGCGACTTGCCCGACCCCTTCCCTGACTCGATGTAACAGGTACGAAACCTGCGAAAGCCATCAGGCGCCATCCAACCAAATATTGATCCGACGATAAAAGCCTGCCATGGCAGAAGAACGAATGGCAGACCTTCGTGCTCTCCCCCGTTGAGCTTGAGCACTGTCTTGAAATACCGGATCGCCCGGTTGGCTTTTTCGAGATCCCAGGTCAGCCCGCGCTTTGGCCCGTCTTCCAAATCTCGCAAGTGGCGACCGCAAGCGTTTCGAATATCAGGGCCGGCCAACACCTTGCCGGAGTAAACCTCTTGAGCCCAAGCCGTTACTGGGTCGACCGCATAGGAAACCTTCTTGACCTCAATTGAAGAACTCGTCTTCCGGGTCTTTGTTTGGAGGTTCGCCAATGGCCTGGACCTTGGATCGGGCGGCGGGTGTCATGCCGAAATGGGTAAGGTAAGAGAGCAGCCGGCGGTCGGCGTCAGCCGCCATCGCGACGGCCGGGTGCGCTTTTATCAGCCCGGCATCGGTCGAATAGGTATGGCCCTCTTCGGAAATAACTTTGGTCAAACGGCGGACCTCGGCGGCGACTTCGCACAGCCGCTCAAGAGTTTGAAGATCGGCCTCAGTGAGCACGCCCATCGACGTGGCGAGCGGGCAGAAAATTTTCCACACCGCCTGTCCATCGGACGTCATTGTTGAGGGCGGTGACTGGTAAGATGCGACTGCGAGCTGAGGCTCCCGCTTGTTTTCCCTACTGGTGCGCAACGTGCCAGTGACCTTTTTCTGGGTCGTAGGAGCGGGGGTTCTTCCCTTCAAAAAAAACTCTCCAATTCTGGCTTTTTGCGTAAAGAGGGTCGAGGGCGGTCCTATGTGCGGAAATCCCGAACTTTTGACCCTCCCCCTAGGGGCAGTGACGTGCCACACCGAAACCCCATGAAATCGGTGAAACCATTCTCATTTCCGCGACTTCTGACGATTCCAGTGATGGTTCGGGTCGATGGGCAGTCCGTTGACGTCACACCCGACCACAACGCCCGACTTCTCCTCCCTCTGCTTCGCGCTGTCATGGCAGAGCTTGCATAGGCTCTGCAGATTGGTCGCATCGAAGAAGAGCGTCACGTCACCACGGTGCGGCTTGACGTGGTCAGCGATGTTGGCGGATACCACGCGGCCCTGCGAGGCGCAGCGGCGGCACAGAGGTTCTGCCTGCAGCTGATTCCACCTGAGCCGAAACCAATCCTTGGTCTTATAGAGGTGATGCCAAGGCGAACTGTTTGCCATCAGTCAGCACGCCGAGGCAGTTTGAAGTCAGCAAACCGGTCAGCAAGGTCAGCGATCTTCTTCACTCCGAGGAAGCCGATGAACACACCAGCAGCAGTAGCGAAGTTCTGAGGTAAGCCGAAGTACTCAAGCAGCGGGATCAAGCCAATGGTGATCAGCGTGCAGAGCGAAGCCTCAAGCAGCGCCTGACGCCTGGTGCCACCACCGTAGATGATCCGTAACGCTCCAACCACGAAGGACAGCGCGCCGGCATAGATCGTCGGCGCATGCTGGCTCAGCCACGCAAGGACGAGCAGCCAGGTATCTGGTTTGTCGGGCATGTTCGGCATCTCGGGTTCCTCCCTTTCGGGGAGTGAATAGATCAGCTCCAGCAGCACTCCCAGCTGGATGCGATGGGTGTGGTGGAGCCGAAAACGAAAAAGCCCCGGCAAATGCCGAGGCTCATGGAATGGTAGAAAGCAAAAAGCCCATCTCAGAGACGGGCTTTGCACGCGGAAAAACCGCAAAGTAACTGAAATCTATAGTTTGTCCCCGGCCCTGTCAAGCGGCTTCGCGACGAATATCCAAAGCACCATCGATCCACGCAACACCTGCCTTCCAGAGCTGACGGGTCTTCTCTTCGCCGAACTTCATCTTCTTGCCAACTTCCATCAGCGACGTATCTCGGCTGGTGTAGTACCGCATCAGTACCTTGCCGCATTCCGGGTAGCGCTTAAGCAGTCGCCCCATCAATCCATCAATCATCAATGCATCGTCGTCAGTGATCATCGGCGAAAGGATGGTGTTCTCGCGGGACGCGCAGCACGATACCCCCGAGCCCAGAACAACCCAGCGCCCCCAATGCTCCAGCAGATCCTCGGCGGTACGTTCTTTAAATGTTGGAGTGAAGGCCATGCTTAATCCCCCTTATAAGACGAGCCACCTGGCCCGCGACGGTTGATGTCTTGGTACTGGGCAACGACCCCGTCGACTGACGGCAGCAACGTTGCGATGTGGCGCTCTTGCCGGATCAACATGCCGAGCTGAACCACCAAGTCATCCACGGGCAATGGCTCCAGCGTCTCGGCGTGCACCAGGCCGGAAGCGTGGCAACCGATGCAGTCGAGCTGATGAAACAACCCCCTGATCAACCCTTTCCCTGCACAGGATGGGCAGTCGGTGAGAGGGATCTGGCGACGCACAAAGGCGGGGCCATGCTGCTTTTTATCCATTTTTAAACCTCGCCTTTTATGGTTTCGTGATTTGGCTAGAAGCCGTGCCATTCAAGGCCTCGGCGGCATTCTGCGAATTTCCGTTTCTAGTCATGGTCGAGCGGTGAATCAGGCTGAAGCCTTTCCCGTCTAACCATTCGTGCCACTTGCTCAGGGCTTCGCGCTTGAGCAGTTCGGCGGATGTGTGGATGTAGGTCTGCACGTTGCGGGTCATCGTGTGGTTCACCAGCATCTCGCCGATGAGGAAGTCCACGCCAAGATCAGTCCAGCCAGTGCGGGCCACCTTGCGAAGGTCGTGACTTGTCCACTCGCCCTGCCCCAACCGGGTGAACACGGCACAGGCTTGGCTGTCGCTGAGGCATCCACCGCCACGCGCCGGGAAGACGAACGCGCCCTTGTAGCCCTTGGCTGCCTGCCAGTCCCGGTACCGCTCCAGCAGCGCGCAGACCTGATGCGTCAGTGGCAGCCGATGCTCGCAGCGGGTCTTGGTGTTCTCGGCCGGGATGAACCACTCGCCCTGCTCGCCCAAGGTCAGGTGCGACCACCGAGCCATCCGGGTTTCGCCGACGCGCGTGCCGTGGCAAAGCATCATCAGGGCCAGCATGCAGTCCTGCGGCTCACGGTCGAAACCGTTGGCCAGTTGATCGATGACTTCCTCGAGCTGCACGGCACGCAAACGGGATGGCTTTGGCTGGATCTTGGCCTTGGTGAAGTCTGTGAACTTGAAGCCGGCGATAGGATTGGAGCTGATCATGCGCAGCTTCTCGGCCTGCCGAAACGCAACCACCAGCACGCCCCACATCAGGCGCACGTACGACAGCGAGAACTCGGCCTGCATCGGCCACATCAGTTGCTTGTCCAGAGTGAAGCGGTCGACCTCTTCCACCAGCAGATCACCAAGCCTCGTTTTCAGGTGGCAGGCGATGATCGAGGTGTTGGTTGATCTGCGCTTGGCCGACAGACTACGGTCAACGGCCTGGCGTGCCGTGAACCAGTCGAGCAATTGTCCGACTGTCTGCAACGTGCCAGCAGCGGCCGAGGCCTTCGGGTCAGCAGCCAGTCGCTCGCGGATCTTCGGCAAGGCATTGATAAGGCCCTTCACCGGCAGCGCCGGGAAGCCTGCGATTTTCTCCCACTTCTTGCCGACCACCAGATGCCACGTACCGCGCTCGCGGTTCTTGTGGAAGCGGAAGTAAACGCCCGGGTACCGCGCATCACGCATGTCCCGAATATCGGAGTTGGCCGATTGGCGGCGGATCTCGGCATCAGAAAACGTGGTCAGCAGTGTCTCGCTCATGCGGCCACCACCGTAGGAGCGAGCCGAAGGTAGGCGCAGATCTGCTCCATCGCATCCAGGTGACCCCGACAAACGATTGCCAGATAGCCCTGCTCGTTCAGCTTGCGAATTCGCTCCTGCTGGCTCGCCGATACAGCGGCATCATTCGGCGGGGTCGCCTTGAATTCGATGTACAGACCAAAGTACCCGCCGCGAGCCATGCTCAAAACCAGATCGGGAATACCGGCCTTCACGCCCTGTGCTTTCAACTTTGCCGCGACGGCTTTGACGCGGTGCCCGCCGTTCGGTACGTGATAGATCAGGTCGAACACCGCTGGACAACACAACTCAAGTTCACGCATCAGCGCGGCCTGCTCCATGCCTTCACGGTCAATGGGTTTAGCGCGGCCGGTGCGCGGCGTGAATAACTTCGGAGCAAACGGCTTCATACGCGACCACCTCGCGAAAGACGTGAGCGGCGTTCGATGCGGCGGATACCCCAATAGGTTGCGCAGGTCGCGATCATCAGGCCCGCCAGATACAGATGGGTCAAAATACTTTCAAGATACGCAATCATGCGGCCCCCTTGACGGTGAGAATTCCGGCCCTGATCAGGGCTTCGTGTGTTTCGGCAATGGCGCGCGGCATGTCCTGCCAATCGATCTCGCCGGCGGCGCGGCCGTCGATCACGTCATGGCAGGCGCTGCACGCATAAACCGCGACGGTGTCGAAGCCCTTCATGCCCATGCCCTTTTGCCCGCATGGCAGATGTGCAAGGACGGTGGTTTCTGAGTTGTAATTGCAGATGCCCGGCATCCGGACGGTGCACTCTTGGCCATTGGCCGAGGCGCGGAGCTTCTTCGAGGTCACTCGCATGCCGGCTTTCCCGTGATGACATCGACGACTTCGTAAGTGCCTGGCCACATCCACGCGCCGTAGCGCTTCGCCATCGCCGAATCAGCGAACAACGCCAGCGCGTGATCCGGAGGGGAGCTCAAGTCGACCTTGAACGAGCAGCAGAAAACCGCCCAGCGGTAGGTCTCGATATCAGGAACAGCCAGTCGACGGTCAGGCATGATGAACACCCCTCGGCCGCATGGCGCGCAGCTCGGCAAGAGCTCTGTTTCCGATCTCAGGCGTCCTTCGGCCATCAACTCGGGCGGGTAATGCCAGCGGCATTTTTTGAAGCGGCAAACCATCGATCAAGCGGCGCACCGTGATCACGTAGTTACGCTCGAACAGCTTGCGCGCCAGCGATGTTTCAAGGCGGTTAAGGCTCTCAAAACCCGATTCCTTGGCTGTGTGCCAAATCGCATCGTGCGACCAATTCGCCTGACCAGCCATCGAAGGATGAACATTGCGGCACGCTTCGCGGAACGCCGTTTGGAGCGGTGGCAGCCCGAGCATTTCTGGTGTGGGCTGGCACAGATTGATGAACTTGCCCACGCTCGGTGCGAAGTCGGAGCCAAGCTTCCGGCACTGTTCGATGCCAAAGCGAATCTGCTCGACCTTCGTGATCTTCTCGGCCATGAACGCCTTGGTCCATGTGGATTTCGCCGCGTTGACTGCATCCTGATCTGGCCAGGCCTGCTTCCACGCCGGGAAAACCGCCATCAGCTCGCGGAACAAAGCGTTGATGACCTGGACGGTCCCCGCGTCAGCCTTGACCGGTGCGACCTCGGCCGATGCAACGTTGGGCAACATTTGCAGCACACTCGAAACAGACTTCATCACAGACCTCCCAGGTCATCACCCCAACTTGTGTCGTTGAAATCAGGCTCTTGACCACGGCCTGCTGCCTGAACTCGCTCACGCTTCACCCACTGGACCAAGCGGTAGCACCAGCCGGAGCCGGAATCGAGAGTGTTTGGCTTGGCGCAGTGGAAGCCCTTGAACTTGCGAACCGCTTCGTCAGGGACGCAGTCAGCCGGAAGTCCAGCAATTCCGATCTGGTCGGACAGAGCCTTCTCGTTTGGCACCCAGGCGGCGAACATGGCGAAGCGCTGGCGATCATCCTTCGGCTCGATGGCGGCGGCGTTCTGGTCGGCGAGAGCGGCATCAATCTCGCGCTGCTGCAGCTGCTCTTCGGTTAATTGATGGTTAAGTGATGGATTGGGTGCAGCCGCTGCACCCCGTTCTGTCTCAGGCTGCACCCCGTTCTGTTGTGAGTTGCACCCCGTTGCGTCATTTGCACCCCGATCTGAACGGGGTGCAGGATTTGCACCCCGAGATAGTTGAAGGTCGTAAACGACTGGGCGTCTGTCATGGCGGTCAATATGGACGGCAGCTATCGCCTGGTTACCCTTCTTGATCAACCCGGACTGCTCCAGGTCGTCGAGCTTGTAACGCACGGTGCGCTCGGAAAGCCCTGTGTCTTGGGCGAGGGTTGTTGCAGAAGGAAATGCACCGGTACCGCTTGAACCGGCGTAGTTGGCGAGGCACAACAGCACGTGGCGAGCGCTGGAGTCTTTGAGAACTTGAGTGGGCAAACCGAGCGCCCATGACATTGCTTGAACGCTCACAGCGAGGCTCCGATATTCAATTCGGCCAAACGGGCAAGGCCCTTTGGGGTAACGAGAGGATCGAAAGCGGCACGGTCAGCACCGGTTTCTGAGTCAGGCTTGAGAGCAGTGACTTTGTGGACCATGAATCCGGAGGTGATTCGTGGCTGGTAAGCTGTCCAGCGCCCGGAGCCTTGGCGGCGGAAGATCCACCGGTTCTGCTGCATCCAGGCGAAAAGCTTCGAAGGCTTCAGCTGCAGATGCTTCGCGGCGTCGGTAATGCAGATCGCACCTTCCGCAGCCGCAAGCCGTTTGATGGCCGCAACCTTCGGCGCCTGATCGAGAATGACCAGGCGCAGGGTTTGGTTGTCCTTCGCCTGATCAGCAGCAGCCTGTAGCGCCTCGGCGTAGGTGGTCGGGATCTGGAACTGACCCGCTTGGTCTTCCAGTTCCTGCCAGCGATCAATGATGCGGGCGCGCAGCTCGACGCTGTAGCCGGACACAACGACCAGAGTGTCTCGCTGTGAAAGCAGGAACTCTCGATAGACCTGACCGTTCTGCGGGTGGACATAGGGGGTGTCGTTTGAAGAAACGACACCCTTTGCGACGTAGCCACGAATGGTTTTCAGAACGTTGTCGTGCGTACTGCCAGTGAGATCAGCGATCTCGCGAGATGACATGTGTCGCGACACGTTTTGATTAATCGCAAAACGTGTCGGAATGTTCGAGGTATTGCCGGGGGTGGTGTTCATGTTCATAATGGCCCCTCAAGTTTGTTGTGCGCTTTGAATAAGCCGGTCTAGCCACCGGCTTTTTTTCGTCTGAAGTTTTTTACTGTATGGATTCACAGCCAATCTGAATCACTACCTCTGTCGACGCCGACTCTGGATAATTGGCTCAACGAACTGATCCAAAATCAGGCGACCGACAACTCCGGCCAGATTTGTTCCCAGTCATCCGGGCGGAGAGCTTTGCGAGTAACTTTCCCTTCGGTCGCAGATTCGGTTCGGGCAGCGATTTCGGCAGAAGCGGTCTTGTGCCCATAAGCTATGAGTCTCAGGTACGCACGACTGGTGCCCGTCTTCTCGACAGAGCCGTCAGTAGCCGTTTTCAACCACTCAAGAAGTTGAGGATTTTTTGTCCGCATGGCGGGCCTCCCTTTAGATGCCTCGGATTATTACCCGCAGGTAATCTCAAAGCAATACCCTCAGGGAATTTACCTACTGGTAACAGTGAAGGATGATTTGCGGATGGATATTTCAGACATTCGCCGCGAAAATTTGCGGTCACTCATGAAGCAGCGCTTCGATGGAAAGCAGGCGAGAATCGCCGATGCTTTGGGCAAGAGCGCCAACTACATATCGCGCTGCCTATCGACAGCACCGTCATCTGCTGGTAGTAAAAACATCGGGGAAGACTTCGCTCGGGACATTGAGACAAAGCTCGGCCTTGATCGCTACTCACTAGACCGGCCGGGAATGCAGCCGATTAAACAAGTGGATAGCAATGCTCAGTACCTGGGCCAGTTTTCGGTTTGGGACGATGACACGCCGCTGGATGATGACGAGGTGTATGTGCCGTTCCTCAAGGAAGTAGAACTGTCAGCCGGGAGCGGAAAGACAGTAGTAGAGCCGTCGCACCATCAAAAATTGCGATTTGGCAAGCAAACACTTAGGCGTCAGAACGTTCAGCCGAGCGAGGCTGTATGCGTAACCGTGAGCGGAAACAGCATGGAACCAGTGTTACCTCACGGCAGCACTGTCGGAGTTGATCAGGGCAGCACATCCATTACCGACGGAAAGATGTATGCCGTGAATCACGGAGGGCAACTCAGGGTGAAAACGCTCTATCGGGTGCCCGGCGGCGGCATCAGAATGCGAAGTTACAATCAACATGAACATCCAGACGAAGAATACAGCGCCGACGAGATGCTTCAGAAAGACATCATGGTGATCGGCAAAGTGTTCTGGTACTCAGTCCTTCTGTAACCACAAGAAACGCTCAACAAATAAATGCCCGCCTCATCAGCGGGCTTTTTTTCGTCCTCATGAAAAATAATTACCTATAGGTATTGACCATTAATGTTACCCAGAGGTAATGTTCAGCCATCGCCGGATAACAACCGGCCAGATGGAAGGCAGCGATGAACCGGCCTAAACGGTTCAGAGGGTTGGCAACTGACCCGGGCGTGCAGCGTAAAGCGCCAAATCGAGTTATCCGGCGGACAGGGTCGCGGTCGGACGAACAATTTTAATGAGCCTGTACCGCGCCAGTAGCGCCGAAGGGACACGGAAACTTTCACTGATGCACCTGGTTGGCCGGGTGCATTGGGAAAACAACCGGGAGTCACAGCGATGGAATCGGAGATCGTCAACGGCGCATGGAAGGGCCACCTCGGGCGAGGCCTGGCACCAAGGGAACTTCAGTTTGTTCTGTCAGCAGCCCAAGGCCTGACCGCGAAGGAAATTGCCAAGTTGTTCAATGTCGAGCCAGGCACCGTTGTTAAGCGACTCTCCAACGCAATGTTCAAGCTCGGCGTTCATCGCCAGACAGCAATGATCGCCGAGGCGATGCGCCGCCAGATCATCTCGCCAATGTGCGTTGCGCTGGCCGCGTTGATTGCGATGCACGCAATGATCGGTGACGACGCCATGCGCCGAGATCGGCGAGTGCCCGAGCGCAGGACCGCCCAAGTACGGATGGTGCGCCGGGCCGAACAGCCAGAGCTTCATGCTTGAATCAACCGACTCAGAGGCGAGCGCCCGCCAAGATGCCAACGGCGCGCATTGGAGGATGACCATCATGAAATAGACGAACGCTTCAACTTGGGTAGCGAAGAAAGCCTGCAGTATTCGCTCAAGACTCCATGAACAGGCAGCGGACATCTTGGCCGACGGTGTCACCGCGCACCACCGGGCAACCGGCAGGCCTACCCCTAGCGACGACACACCGATGATGATTCAACCCCAGGCTGTCGCCAGTAGCGAGCCTGGTGGGCTTCTCACGTAGGGAGGTCTTCGTGTGAAGCAAACGAAAAAGCCCGGGTGATCTCGGGCTTTTTTTCGCGTCGTGTTTACCCGTCAGCACTCTCCCCTGCGCCCAACGGCAACCAGCAGGCGGCGCCGAGTGCTGACGAATAAACGCAACCCACCACCGAGGGATCAGCCATGCAAATGCACCCACTGATGCAACAGCGCCGCGACGTACTCAGCGTCTTGTTGATTCGCACCCGAGCCGCCCGTGAAGAATTCGCACGCCGCGCTGGCTTGGTCATGCCGAACAAAGACGTTCGCTTTCAGGTGAAGACAGTCGGCAAGGCGTACCACATCGTTGATCTCTCCACCGGCAAAACCAAAGCGTTTCGCTGGACGTATCAGGCGGCGCTCGACATGGCTATTCAGTTCGAAGAAAAGGCCAACCGGCCAGCAGGAGGTCAGCAGTGATAGGAGTACCGCAACCCAACCCTCGCGACTGCATCGTCGCCAACTTGAACGAACAGATGGACGCGTTCTTCGGTGCCGGCGGCAAGGCTCAGCAAATTCCCATCGGCGTCAGCGGCGATCCGAAGTTGGCATCCACCCCTCACCACGACCGCTTGCGTGTCGAGCGCAACAAGATCGCCCCAAGGGTGCGCGAGCTGGCAGAGGCCGGCAAGTCCATCAGTGAGACGGCCAAAGCGCTGCACATGCACGTCAAACGCGTTGCGCTGATCGCCAGCGAGAACAAGTTCAGGTTCGTCGATTCATGAGGCGAATCAGCAGGCAGGCACAACAACGCAAACGACAGACCTGGCTGCACTTGCCGGCCAGCGGAATTGAAGAGGTAGGCCATGGCCGAGGTACATCAGCAGGAGCCGACAGCGGAAGCCATCAAACAGCGCAAGAAGCGCGAGAAGGCAGCAGCGAAGGACGCTGCATTGGGCGTCGAGAAGTTTACGGTTGAAGTCGCTAGCGTGTTCAAGCCAGACCTCAAGCGGGTCATGGCAGCACATGGCATCAACAACCAGCAGGAGGTTCACCAGTTGTTGCTGATGAACCTGATCGACGCCGATTTCGAAACCCAGGCCAAGATGCTGCGCTGTGTCACGACACCTTTTGTTGTTAGCGAAAAGGTGTCGCGAGCATTTTACGAGAAGAGCATGGCCGAGATTGGGAAAGATTCCGGCGACGATATCATTCGGCCAATCGCCGAAGATTCAATGATGCAGCATTGATGAGAATACGAGCAGCGATTAACGACTCCCATGCGCTGTGGGCGGATTTCGTATCAATGAGATTATGCGCGAGTTCCATCTGCTGGGCTGAATACTCCAACATGCTGCGAATTTGCAGGACATGCTCAACCATCTTGGCGTCCGGGAGATTGAGTATATCTACTGCCATGAATGATCTCTCCATGCTTCGAACACGCTCCAAATGCATAGGGCTTCTATTGTTTGGCGATGCATTCAAATACAGCTGATTTACTTCGACCCCTGCAACTTCCGCCATCTTTACCAGTGCAGCTAAGGCAACTTTATTTTTGTTTTTTTCCGCCGAGGCATCACGTCGTAGTTGAGAGTTGGCAATGAAGATAGCTGCACCAACCCCAGTTAGTGAAGCGGCGGCTTGCACCCAATCGCCACCCTTGAGCTCCATGCCGTAATACTTGCAGATGCCCACCACCATCCATAGCAGCGACGTGCCGAGCAATGCAATCCAAACGCTCAGCAGTGTCATCCCGGCAAATAGTGCCCCCTGCTCCTTTATCTTCATCTGCGCACCCTTTTGATTAAGGCCCCATCAAACCCCAACCCAAACCAAATTGCCACCACCGGTCACGGAGGGCGGCGCGTACCCGAGGTAATCACAATGCCCATTCGCCAGATCATCATCCACAAGATCGAGAAGAAGCCTGACGGCACCCCAGCCATTCTTCACCTCGCTGACCGTACTCTCTCTGATGCGCAGGTCGCCGATGATTTGATGCACGACCTGAACACCAACTACAACGCCAAGGCCGGCAAGGCTTGGGGTCTGTTTCATGTTGAGTCAGGCGCGTACCCATTCAGCGGCTGGCTCAATAATTACATGGCCGGCGGATCGGTGCATGGTGACGGCATTGCTTTCCGCGACTTTACCCAGATGGCTGCCGAGCACCTGACCAAGCTGATGGAAGAATCGAATCTCACGGTCGGCGGTCATGCTCTCTTCTGTCACTACCAGCAAGGTATGACGCAGTACCTGACCATCGCGCTGCTCCAAGAAGTCGAAGCGTGGACGATCAACGAGCACCTCCTGACAACAACTGTTCGTCGACTCGATCTTGATCACTTCAGCCTAGCCGCTCGAATCAACCTCACAGAGTGGAAGGAAAACCCATCATCGAAACAATACATCTCGTTTTTCAAGGGTAAGCAAGGGCGCAAAGCCAATGAATACTTTCGCGACTTCATCGGCTGCCAGGAAGGCGTCGACGGCCCGGGTGAAACGCGAACCCTGCTCAAAGCGTTCAGTGACTTCGTCGAGAGCGAAGATCTGCCGGAAGATTCCGCCCGGGAGAAGACGCACACGCTTGTCAGTTACTCGATGGCCCAAGCCAAGTTGGGTGAGCCGATCACTATCGACGAGCTGTCCGAACTGATCAACGAAGACCGGCCCAAGGCGTTCGTCGACTTCATCCGCGACAAGGACTACGGCCTGTCACCAACCATTCCGGCTGATAAGAAGACCCTGAACAAATTCCGGCGCTTCACCGGTCGTGCCGAGGGCCTGTCGATCAGCTTCGAGCAGCACTTGCTCGGATCGAAGATCGAGTTCGACCAAGCCGACGGCACGCTGACACTGCGCGGCCTGCCAACCCAACTTACAGAACAGCTCAAGCGAGCAACTGCCTGATCGTTACTGGTTAGCCGGTCCCTCTTTGTCAGTTTTGAGTTTCACGGAGGCAATCGATATTTCCCCTCCGGACCAAAATACCCAGTGTTCTGCACCGCACCTGGTGCAGATTGCCTCATCTTGGGGGCTGGATTGGTTGTGAGTTATCTCGAGTATTTTTCCGCAGCGTCCGCAAAGCGACATATCACCCCCTCCTGATTTGAACTGGCAATTGTAGCTGATCCCAACCCTCCACCGCCCGGGCATGCCCCGGCATAGGACGCCCCATGCCCACAGAAAACAAACCGGCCGAGCCATTGCCGAGCTTGGCGACCGGCGCCGCGCTTGATGCTTCGACCTGGAACGACTTCGTCGAACGCCTCCGTTATCACTGCAACGGCGCCGGCGTTAAATGGCACCACACCGCGGCCGCCATTTTCACCGTGCAGACCAAGCGAATCGATTACGGCTACGAGATCGACTACGCAGAAGGTCGAGTCGTGCGCCTGGAAGATCGATCGTGGTTCAGCCCGAAGGAATACTGGGAAGACCTCGACGACGAGGAGCGCGCGGAGATCGATCAAGCTCTGATGGCTGATCGGGAATGCAGCTTTATGGATCTGGACGAGGACGACCAGTGGGGATATCTCGCCGAGTGCGATGACCACACCGTCACCGGCTGGAACAAGCGCTGGGAGATCGTGAACAGTCATTTCACCCGAGATGCCGCTGAAGCGTTCATCCGGCGCAAGCAGCACGACTACGGCGAAATGCGCGTCTACGTCGAATCGCAGTACTACGCCTGGGCATTCGAAGCCATCAAGGAGGCGATCCTCGACGGGAAACTTACCTACACGCCTCATCCGGTATTGAATAAAGAGGGTTTGCTGGACTGAATAGTCCAGCAGAACCAATGAAACGGCACAAAAACTATCTACAGTTATCGATCAATTATTTATTTGATCGCCATGTCAGCTATAGAAAGCGCCACACTAGCCCATCCAGCCATATCAAATTCGTTGGCTGACAACCATTTTTTCAACTTCGAACTTTCAAGAACGCTCAAATCTTTGGATTTTGAAAACTTTTCAATGGCTTCATTAATAAGCACTTCCGGCGTCTGCTCAGGCAAGCCGAGGCTTATAGCCAAACTCATTGCAGAAGGATCTACTCCTGCATAAATTTTCGGACGAACAATTACACTCTCATCATTATCTAGATCAATCCCATCTCCAGCCGACACAACAAGGGCATCAGTAATTACTGATTTAGAGTTTTTTGTTCGAATTCCGACAGAGCTCATATTTTTCCCCAAATGGCATTTCTTGTACTTACGGCCTGAGCCGCACGGACACGGATCATTTCTACCCGCGAGTTTTAGAATAGAGTCAGAAAAACGTACCACAGACTTCATCTTGTCGAATTTGAGATCACATTCTTCAATTTCAATCCCGGTCCCAAATGGCACGTCGGAATAAATCCCAGTTGCAATACCATTCGTTAATCCAACCATGCGTACACCGGCCATATTGAAATTCCCTCAGTGCCTAAACCCTCCACCAGAAACGTCCGGCTGGCGTCATTATTCTAGTTGAAAAACAGTAACAAAAATCTCCTACCCCTTCTATTTGCATAGCCGCTATAGCGGCAAGGACGAAGTCATGTCTGAAGAAAACCAAGCTCAAGAGTTCAAACTCAACGGCAGCCAGCCAGCGCGCCCTCCGCTTCTCTGCTACCAGGTTGGCGAGTGTGACTGGGTAGCCGCCACCAGCGAAGACGAAGCACGTCGTGTGCTGGCAGAAATGAACGGCGATGACCCTTCCGAATATGCGGACTGGGATGTCGAGCTGACCAGCGAGGACTTCCTCGATAAGCAGTGGGTCGACGAGGAACCACCTCACCCAGAATGCGGTTGTCTCCGTCAGTGGCTGGCAGAGGCGACCGAACCTTCCTACCTGGTTGGCACAGAGGGCTGAACTATGACCGCTATCAAGGAACGACCAATCCTGTTCTCGGCGCCGATGGTGCGCGCCATTCTGGATGGCCGGAAGACGGTCACGCGGCGGCCGGTTAAGGGTGGACAGATCCCGACCGAGGACACTTCAGTTGCTGCCGGTGAGCGCCATCGCTGGATGGCAATTGCCCAGCGCGACCCTCGCTACGGTTTCGGCGTGTTCGGAGCGACCGAAGCGGAGTGCGCCAAAGAGCTGGAAGCGTTCGCGCCTTGCCCATACGGCCGTCGCGGCGAACGACTGTGGGTGCGCGAGACGACAGAAGCTGATGAGGGCCGCAGCGACACCGTGGTTCTTTCGCGATATGCCGCTGACCGTGCGCCGGTTCTATGCGCAGGCAACGAAGACCCTGAATACAACGGCTCAGTGGCCCACTGGGATTACCCGAGACGGTCCCGGCCGAGCATCCACATGCAGCGCTGGGCTTGCCGCATCCTGCTGGAGATCACCGACGTCCGCGTCGAGCGGTTGCAGGACATCAGCCGAAGCGATATCCGCGCCGAAGGCCTGCAATGCCCACCCGAACTAGGCAGCGATGATGTTTCGCCAAATTACAGGGACTGGTACCCGGCGGCATGGCGGGAACTGTGGGAGTCAACCGGCGGAGACTGGAACGCCAACCCGTGGGTCTGGGTCGTTGAGTTCAAGAGGGTTCAGCCATGATCTTCGCCCCGCTCTACATGGCCTACCTGATCTACAGGGGGCCGTGGCGATGAAAGAGATGAGCGAAATCTTTCCGGAGATGACCATCGCCCAAGAAAAGCAGTGGTTTGCAGAGCAGCAAGAGGAACATCGGCTGGATCTTGAGCGCGAGAAAATCGAAATCGCGAAGCGGAAGCCTATCGATCACCACATCCATTGCCGCGACTGCGGGTCATTCGTCCAGAAATGGCGATGGGTTCGGAAAGACCACCCCCAAGCAATCAGTCAGGGATGGAGGCCTATGTGCGGCTCGTGCTTCGAAAACTACGACAACTACCCATGAAAGGCATGGTCAGCGTCCGCACCGAGGAACTGGCCGGCCCGGCGCTGGACTGGATAATCAACGCAATCGAGGGTGATCCCCAGCCCGACGCCGGTCAGCTGCAGCTCTTCGCCCTGCCCGACGCCGAGCGACTGATCACGAAGTACGGCGTCTGGATCGATGTTGGCCACCGCCACCCTTGGCTGGCCGACATGACGAACGATCCGTTCAACCGCCAACCCGGCGAAACCCGAAGCATCGCCGTGTTCCGCGCAGTGGTGTTCAGCAAGCACGGCACCACGGTCAGAGTGCCGGCCGAACTCATTCAGCAATAACCCCTCCCCCAACTCAACAGCCTGCCGGTGTACGGCGGGCGAGGAATTCGTATGTCAGCACTAAACCGCTTCCATGAAACGGCGAGCGATGCACTGGAAAAAATCAGCGCCAGTCTGCCGGCCGGCGCCAAGCTCTGCCTGACCATCTACACCCCTGAAAAGCCAGAACTCGACATCGTGCTGCAGGACAAAGGGCTCGATTTGAACGAGGTAGTTTCTACCCTGCGCAGGCGCGGCCTGAGCATCGACGGCGACAACGCCTACAAGCGCGACCTGCTCGACGCAACCGTGGGCGCATTGGCGCTCGGCGCGCAGAACAGCAACCCGCCACCGGCCGGACACTGGGGGCAACGCTTCTGGGATATCGGTCGGGAAGAACGCGAGTTGCACGAAGAGCTGGTTGCGGCGCTGAAACTCAACCGCGAGAACCTGCGCGCCTGCCAAGCGACCATCCACTTGGCCGGCTACTTCGATCCCGCCTACGTCAACGATGCCCAGGCCGCCATGAAAGTAGCCGACGCAGTTCTGGCCAAGGCCGGCGCATAACCCATCACCACCTTCTGCCGCCACGCGCGGCATGGAGCATCAAAATGAGAAGAGAGCTGATCAAGATCAGTGAGTTTCAGCGCCGGCGCTGGGGCGAGAACGGCACGCCTCCGTGCCCCCAGGCGATCCGCAACTACATCCGCAACGGCCAGGTGCCCGGCGAGCAGATCGGCAAACTCTGGTACGTTGATTGGACGGCGTTCAATCGGTCGGACGGTAATGACCTGGTCGCGATGGTATTGAAAGGAGCTGCATGATGGTCCCACGGCCGCGCAACAAGGCGAACAAGAGCCTGCCGCAGAACTTGTACTTCGATTCGCGGCGCTCGACCTATCGCTACCGGCGGCCTACCGACGGTAAGTGGTTCCAATTTGGTAGCGACCGGATCAAGGCAATCGACGCGGCAAAGCAATTGAACCTCGAGTTCATGCGTGGCGCTGACCTGATCGGCGCCGTGATGGGCAGCACATCCGAGTCGTTTGCCGGTTTCCTCGACACTTACGAGCGCGACGTGCTGCCGCCGCGAGAGCTTGCAAAGGGAACGCTCGGCTTGTACGCAGTGCACTTCCGGCGCTTTCGCAAACATTTCGAAGGGAAAGCCGTCGACCAGATCACGATCCGCATGATCGCGGAGATGCTGGACGCACTCACACCTCGGACGGCCAACCAATGCCGCGCCTTGTTGATCGACATCTTCAACCACGCAGCGGCGAAGGGACTGTGCCCGGACAACCCGGCAGCCAGCACCATTAACCGAATCGAGAAGAAGCAACGCAAGCGACACACCGTCGAAGGCCTAAAAGCTATTCGGGAGAAGGCGCCGTTCTGGCTGCAAAACGCTATAGACCTAGCACTAATCACCGCGCAGCGCCGGACGGACATCTTGAATATGCGATTCGATGGTGTTCGGGAAGGTTTTTTGTATGTGGTGCAGCAGAAAACGGCCAAGGCCAGCGACGCAGCATGGATTCGGTTCAAAGTGACCGAGGAACTCCAGGCTGTAATCAGCCGGTGCCGGGATGACATCGTCTCGCCATACCTGATCCACCGTCGGCCAGACCGCAAAAAGCAGAAGCAGGCGCAGACGAAGGACCACTGGACGCAGGTCGAAGAACGATATTTGACGCGAGCCTTCAAAGAAGCCCGGGAGGTGGCGGGTTGCTACAAGGGATGGAAGGAGGAAGAGATGCCAGGCTTCCATGAGGTGCGTGCGCTGTCGCTGCACCTGTACCAGAAAGCCGGAAAGGACGGTCAGAAGATCGCCGGACACGCCAGCGAAACCATGACCAAGAACTACCAGAAGGACCACGCCGAAATCGTCTGGTCGGAGGCAATTCCAGATCTCAACATCAGCGAAATCACCGGGTAGTTTTGCGCAAGTTTTGCGCGGGTTTTGCGCAGACACAAAAAAGCCGATCTATCTGATCGGCTCAAGTGTCTGATTTTACTCAGGAATTATGGTCGGGACGGAGTGATTCGAACACTCGACCCCTAGCACCCCATGCTAGTGCGCTACCGGACTGCGCTACGCCCCGACTGGTCTTGCAACTCGCTCTTCATCTCGAAGAACGCTCAAGAATATAGCGCAAGCGTTTGAAAACTGGAAGTATTCAAACGCTGCTTTTTATTTCTTGAGAACCACCAGTACATCTTCCAATTCGGCAATCATTTGCCGAATCATCTGCTTGTATTGGGTCGTGTCGTCTTTGGCTTCATCGCCGGACAAACGCAGGCGTGCGCCGCCGATGGTGAAACCCTGATCGTAAAGGAGCGCGCGGATCTGCCGGATCATCAGCACGTCCTGGCGCTGATAATACCGGCGGTTTCCGCGGCGTTTGACGGGGTTGAGTTGAGGAAACTCCTGCTCCCA